AAGTCATATCGCCAATACACGTGACCACCAAAGCAGGTGGTTCTGGCCCCAAATCTATGGGACACACATCACTGTGTGACCTCGTAGCCTTGATCCGTGATGAACAATTACCTTGCGTTAAAGCGCTTTCGGCCTTAGTATATTCAGGTCAGCCTTTAATAACTTTTAACAAAGTAATCGAACAAAGCGAATCTCTTGCTACTTCTATCCAAACTTCAAATGCCACAAATAACAGTAAATACCTAACCATGAGGCTACATTTCATTGCTGAAGGGGGCGGTAAAACTAGAATTATTTGTATCGGAGATATTTGGTCCCAATGCGTTCTGAAACCCATCCATAAATATTTGATGGATTGTTTAAAGAAGTTTCCTAACGACGGTACAAAATCACACGATAAGATTGCTATGAAAGTTAAGGAGTATACAAAACAAGGATTAGACTGCTATTGCTACGACCTTTCGGCCGCAACAGACAGAATGCCTTTTGAGTTGCAATTTAACCTATTACAATCTTTGACACAAGAAGTGTCTCCTAACATAGTGTTGTTTTGGAAGGAACTCATGTTGCGAAAAGTGTACAACAGAGAATCTGATAGCCACGTAAATTACAAAGTGGGTCAGCCCATGGGCTTATTGAGCTCATGGCCTTCTATGGCATTATGCCACCATATAATAGTAAACCATGCCTTTGATAAACATAGGATCAGTAAATTTAATAGATACTATGCTATCATCGGTGATGATATAGTTATATGTAACAAGTTAGTAGCTTTGGAGTACCTTGATTCTATTAGGGAATTGGGGATGGAAATAAATTTTAATAAAACCATCCTTCCTTCCAGTAACGGAACAAAGGCAGCTGAAATTGCCAAACGATATTTTATGAATGGCATAGAGATTTCACCTGTCACTCCAAAAATGTTTTACCAGGCGCATCGGAAGACTAGTCTTCTTTTGCAAATGGATAAATCATTATACGATCGTGGTTATTTTTCCCACGACGAAGCATTTCCTATGGGGGCCTCGCTACTACGAGAGCGATGGTTATGCACTATGCTCTTAAACATGAGTACAGATAACGCATTCGTAGCATTTGTTTTCCTGACATCACCGCTCTGTGAAAAGAAATATGATTTCACAAGAGACCAAGATGGTTACCCCCTTTTTTCAAAGGTAAGGCAACTTATCTGGGATGAAACTAAGCTAGCGCAAAATTTTACTAGCCAATTTAAGCAGTATACTTTAAATCTGCTTTCGGAAAACATAATAAAGTTTGAAAACAATAGAACTTTATTAGTTCGTGAGGATAATTCTACCTTCGGACAAAGCACTCCCTTAATTGATCGTTTCTTTGACATATCTTATAAAGAAATGACAGATATTATCAATATTTACAACACAACTTACGTTGATGAAGAAGGTGATAGTGATGCTTTGTTGGACGCGACTGATCCAGCTTATGTTTATGCTGAAATTTTATCACGGCCTCGCCCTGACAGCAAACCGACTTTTTACAGTACGGAATTCGAAAGAACGACGGACAAATTAGAAGAAATGCTTTTAGGGTACGTCAAATCAAAGGTTGGGAAAGCGGACACCAACACTCTGCGCGAGAGTTTCGCGAAATTATATTTACCCTTCAAACGTTCTCAGTAATTGCCTAAGGTGGGTATTTCCCTTAGGAGCT